CCTATCTTGATTAGAAACGCTTTATCTTCATCTGTTAGTGCCATTTTAGCTCCAGCTCGTTAGTACGGATATTTGTAAATCACTTGTTAGTAAGTCGCCGCTAGGTAGCGTTAAAACGCTAGGTGCAGTTACAGCGGTAACATTAAATACAATACTGCTAGCGGCTAATAGACCAAACACAGCCACTATCGTATCCTCTATGCCTTGTAAGTTGCCTTCATTAGAAAACATAGGCACGGTCATAATAATTTTGAAGTTAGCCATAGGCGATATAGTCGCTTGCTTATTATTGCTAGGCGTTAAATAAGGGTCTGCCGGGGCTACTACTACGCTGTTAGCTACTATTGTGCTAGGTGGAAAACTAAACGTACTCCAAACAGAGTTATTAGCTAAGGCAGCGGCTATAGTGCTGCGTAGTGTAGTAATCGCGGCTGTCATTATCCCACCATAGCGTTAGGCGATAAGTAAGGCGCTAACAAACCGCGTATAGATGCCATTAAAGTATTACTCATCTTAAACGGGCTAGGGCTGTAACCGTCTACGCTCACGCCGCCGTTTTGTGTGCTAAAACGGCTAGTCCAGATATTCTCAGCTAGCATAAGTGCAGCTGCGTTTATAGCAGGCGTATTAGCGTAGCTAGCGGTCTTTGTATCTTCACCGGTCATAGTGCCGCTAGGTACTACGCGCCTAAAGTTTTGATTACTAGCTGTTTTTGCATATTGTATAAAGCTGTAGCCCTGTGGGTACTGGTAATAGTTAAGCTGTAAATTAAACGCTGGTAAAAGGCTAGTGCTACCAGAGCTAAAAGGTAAAGTGCTAGTAATTGTATAACTGCCGTTAAAAGTAGTGCCAGCCCCGGCTACTGTGACGGTTTGGCCAGTAGTAAATAGGCCGGGGTTGGCTATCATCACGGTAGCTACGTTACTTACTAACGCAGTTCCCACTACCGGTGCAGAGTCAAACCATAGAAAACCATTTATTAAATCTTGCGCCGTCTGGCAGGTGTCCTCTATCCAAGTGTAAGAGTCGTACAAAGTGCCTACACCTAGAGATGCTTTCAATGTAGCGGCGTTAACATAAGTGGCTGGCATATTTGTACCTTTCTTTGTAGGTCTGGTAGAGCCAAAGGGCTAAGGCCCTACCAGACTATTAGTTATTTATTAAGCGATATTTAGGCGGCAGATACCGTAAGGTATCTTGGCAATAGTTGCCATAAAGCCGTAAATAGCTACCTGTACTTGTAGGTTTGATACTACGTTTACGCTCATATAAGCCTGTGGGCTTTCATAAACAGTAAATGCCTCTGGCGCAAGAATAAATGCTGAGTTATCAGCTACGCCAGCGGTCATAAATCTATCTACATAAAGGTCTAGACCTAATACGTTACCGCGTACAGAGTTATTAGCTACCTGTCCAGCTGCGTTAGCAAGTGCTGCCGCGTTTGGCTGGTAAGCGTTGAAAATTGGGCGGCCTGTGGTATCTACTGCACCTAGTAGTAGGTTATAAATACCTGTGCTGCCTACAAAGTTTTGGGCAAAATAGCCGCTGTTCTTGTATACGTTAGCTGTACTTTCAGCCGTGTAAGAAATTATACCTGCCGCTGTAGCTGCTACGCCTGTGCTTGTAAAGCCTGTTGCGTTAATTGCAGTAATTACCGCTTGGTCTGTTGCGTTCATGTAAGAATTTTGCATTTGCTGTGTAAGCTCGGCAAAAAATCCTGGATTGTCTGTGCGCTCAAGCAACTCAATACTTAGCGTATTCATACCCGAGTACTTATTTACAGTACCAGTTAGATATTCTGTAACCATACCTGTATTAGATACAGCTCCAGCCTCAGCCTCAACAGTAACGGTAGGTGCTACACCATTTAGCCCACCGTTTGAGTCTACAAGTGCAGGCACGTTAATTGTGTTGCCTTTAGGTGGCAAAACTCCACGACTACAAGCATCTACCGCGCTGCGTGGGAAACGTGTGTTACTAATGAACTCTGTTAAGTATTGCGTTGGGTTAAATGCAGGGTTTGTAGTCCAACTATCATCTGCAGCTGTTACATATAGCTTTGACTCATCATTACCTAGAGCAGCTTTAATTTTATGCTCTGTGTATGCGCCCATATTTGTGATAGGTGTGCGTACTCTTTGTGAGTTAAGCGCACTTGGTCTAATAATTTTGCGCGCGGCTTCTACTGGTTCAGTAGCGCCCGCGGCCTCATCATCTTTATAGCTAACGCTCTTTAGCGTTACTGTTGCACCGTCTGGCAAAAATGTTGCCTCTGATGCCATTTCTTCCGGGGCTTTGTCCACGGTTTCACCTTTCGTTTCTGTTGGTTGGTTATCTACTGCGTTTTCTTGTGCAGCAATTTTTAACACGGCAGCGCTTGGAAATGCAGCGCTCTCTACTAGAGATACCTCTTTTAAGGTAGCAGCCGTAACTAGCAGATAATCTTTTTCTTGGCGTGAGTCCTCTACCTCAACACCTACGCTAAGCCCGTCCATTAGCTGTTCCTGTGCAAGCAAAATTGCATCACTACCGCGGGTGCTAGCACTTACCTTAAAGCTGGCATATAACCCAGTCTTATTGCTAGTAACGCTCTGCATACGGCCTACCGGCTTGGAATTATCGTGCGACATTAAAAGCTTTACCTTGCTTGGCTCTGGCACGGTTATAGAGTTTTCTGCAAAGACTACGCGGCCCGCGCTCGTGTTGCCTACCTCGCCATAAGGTGCAATTTTGCCGCTAATTGTGCGCCTATCGCCGTTATCTACTGCCTCTATGTTGCCGCTAAATGTTAATAGCATTGTTTGGCCTCTCTGTTAGTCCACTAGGGCTTAGCTGTTCCATACTTTGTGCCTGCTCTACATCTATAAGACCTAGCGTTAGCATTTTTTCTATAGCTTCCAAACGCGCTAAAGTATCAGCGCGTAAAAATGTTGTATCTAACGCAAAACGCACCTGATTACCTCGGCGGGTTACGTCATCCATACTAAGCCTGTTTTCAATAGCGCTTATAAACGGCTGTAATGAGTAAGCTACAAACTCTTTGCGCCCGTCTATTATATTTTGGTAAGTCATTGAGTTATTCATATCCGCGCTTATGTAATATGCCGGTACGTTCATTAAACGCGCTATTTCTGTAGCTAAATACTGTGATGCCTCGTTATACATCATTTCTTTAGGTGAGTAACCCACAGTTTGATAATCTAACGTGCTAGTTAAGTAAGCCGTACTGCGTGAGTTACGCGCGGCCTTCCACGCTGCCAGTAGGCCGCTAATTTGTGCCTCTGGTAAATCTGCCCCACTATTCTTTATAAACCCTGTTGCCATAGGTGTAGCAGCTGCAACGCTTGCCGCTTTTTGTATATCTAACGCGGCCTGTATTGTGCGCCCGCCTGTTTCTAATACGCCGGGCAGCAAACTTTGAAAAGTTACTAAAGACCCTACCCCGCTATCTGGTACGCGCTGCCCATTTATTGAGTAATAATCTACTTCATCACCGTATTTATCTGTAGTTACTGTAACGCGTGTATTAGCTACCCACTCAAAGCCGCTAGGCCTGCCGTCATCTTCATAAAGTGACGTTACGCGCCAATAAGCAACGCCGTATAGCAATAAACTATCCACGGTGTAGCTAATTGTTACGCTGCGTGGCTGTCTAATGTCCGGCTGGTCTAACCAAACAGGGTTTTGTAATTTACGGCCTGTACTTTTTTGTATTAGCTCTAAATCTATACTTGCAATAACGCCACAGATTAAGTTACGGCATCTACTTACCGCTGGTACTTGCAAAGCTAAGTTTCTATCTATAAATGGTACGCCGTTTGTATTGTATAAACCGCCAAAACTGTAAACGCCCGCGCCGTAAGTTTGTTGCATAATAGGCGGCGATAATTGCGCCTCTATGTCTTTTTTACGCAGCCCTATAGTTTCTAGTAATCCCATTGGGGCATTATTGCCTAAAAGTCAAGTATAGGTACAGAGTTTAGGCTTGGGCGTGTCTAGGCATATACTTTAGCCTCTGCTACAGGTTGCGCCATTATATGTATAACCATAGCTAGCCCTATAGGTATATCTACAGGCCCGGCAGACTTACGCCTAACAATACGCCAAGCATCTGGGGTTTGTTTAGCTGCACAGTTAGCCATTTGTTGTATTAGCGCATCTTGCCCGCTATGTCTTAGGCGGTCATTTACTAAAGCATCATACATATCGCTACAGGCGGTGTAAAACGTCTGCCCCGATATATCGCGGGTCTGTACGCCTGCATTTTGTAGCCTTTGAGCAATACTGGCAGTAGTGTATTTGTCGTAGCAGACTAAACGCGGGTAATACAGGTCAGCCCATTTTTTTATAGAGGCTGCTACTACAACTTCATCTACTGCTACCTG